TGCCGTGGTGGCCGACGAAGTGCGGAGCCTTGCCGCCCGGAGCCAAAACGCCGCGGAGGAAACCAGCGGCCTAATCACCGATTCCAACCAGCGGGTAGACATGGGTTCAACCATCGCCACCTCCACTATTTTGTGCTAAAGGCGAACACTCAAAAACGCCGTTAGCATCACAATTTAAGCCTTGCAAAAATGATAATTCCGTGCTATCTAGTGCGGAATTTTCGTTTGTAAGGTTATATGTGATTATCAATTTATCTTCAAAAAGATACACGGCACTAATGAACGTGTCTATAATATCCCGGTTGTATTCGTCAAGGGGCGCATCCGTTTCCCGTAGGAATTGAGAGAGCATATATATTATGTGCTTTTCTTCCAGCTTAGGTTGCTTGACCCCGCAAAGCCCTATTTCAAATTCTAACTTGTCTTTTGCTTCTTCCAATTCCGCCAGCCGTGCCTTTGTGGTTTTGGAAATTATGCCTTGTTCTATAGCCGCCATAAGGTTATCAAGGGCTTTTGAAGTTTCCGCAAGTTGACCCTTTAGGTATGCTAATTCCCTATCTTGTGACATTTCCTTTAGATGCACTTCTACACAGCGTTTTGCAATGGTATTTATTTTCCCCGGCTGGAGTAAGTGCCGGACCGTTTCAGTCACTACATAATTTTCAAGCCATTCCTTGCGTACATCTTTTTTATCGCAAGTTTTATGCCGCCGCTTATTCCCGCAAGCATAATAATAGTGTATTTTCCGTTGTTTGCTTGTGCCGGATACCCCCAGCATCCCCTGCTGGCACTTGCCGCAGTAAAGTTTCCCGGTTAAAAGGAAATCCGCCTTTTCCGATTGACCCGCAGCGGGGGCGCGGCGGTTTATATTGATTCTTTCTTGTACCCGCATAAACATATCCACTTCCACAATAGCGGGTATACCACCTTCAACACGAACGCCGCGGGCTTCATACACGCCGATATACTTTTCATTTTTTAGGATGTTGCGTAGGCTATTCTTATTCCATGCGCCGCCTATACCCGTTTTCGCGTTCATTGCGGTAAGTTCCTTGCAAATATCCACAACGGGTATACCCGCATCATACATAGTAAAAATTTTCACCACAAGCGGGGCCGTGGCTTCATTTAAGGCATACTTCTTTTCATCCGTGACAGAATACCCCAAAGGCGGCGGGCCGCCCGTGTGCTTGCATTTTAGGGCGGATTGTTGCAAGCCCCGTGTTATCTTTTGGCTTAGTTCTTCACTATAATATTCCGCCATACCCTCCAGCAAGGATTCTAAAATAATCCCTTCCGGGCCTTCCGGGATAGCTTCAGCGGCATAACGCAATAATACCCCGTTCTTTTTAAGCCTTGCCTTATATATAGCGGAATCATATCTATTGCGGGAAAACCTATCCATTTTGTAACAAATAATTACATCAAAGGGCTTTTTATCGGAATCCTTAATCATCTTTTGAAATTCTTCCCGTTCATCCGTTTTGGCGGAAATAGCCCGGTCAATGTAAGTACCCACAACGGTCATTTTATGTTTTTCCGCATACTCATAGCAGACCCTTAGCTGGCCTTCTATACTTTGTTCCGTTTGGTTGTGGGAGCTATACCGGGCATAGATAACAGCCTTTAACCCCTCCAGCGTTTCCCGCTTCTTATTTTTGCGCATAAAAATACCCCTTCCATACACACGCCGCCGCATGGTATAATAGAGGCGTGAGGATGTTCTATAGCCTAGTGCAGATTCACAGCCGCCGCCGTTCTATGCTGGACACATAGGGCGGCTTTTTTTATTCATCCATGTTTTTATTGTTGTGACTTTCATTTTCTTTATAATTATTTAAAGCGGAAGTAAAAATTATCTTGAAAATAGTTTGTTGCCTTTCTTTGGGTAGAATACGGAAAAAAGAAATCAATTCGCATTCAGCAACTGTCAATTTATGTTTTTCTGTATGGTCAAGAATATCATTTTTATTTTTCATTTTATTCACCACATTTTAGTTTATTTGTTTGCCGTGTAATGTAAGTTAGAACCTTTTTTACCTTCAATTAAAGAACCTTCGTACACAAGTTCTTCAAGAAGTCTATATATTGCATTTTTCCTATCCGGCATAAACAAAGCGCAAATTTCCTTTCTTGTCATGCCGGAATCGGATGCTATCACGGTTTTTATTATTGTTTTCTTTGAATCAGAAAGAAACTTTTTTTCAAGTTGTTTTTGTTGTTGTGCGGCTATGTATTCCGCCGCCTCTCTTTCATAATCATTATCCATGTAATCATTAAATTCTTGTATATAATCATTAATATCATCTAAGCGGATATTGAGTTCATCAATCATAAACTGACCTTCAATTTCACAAAAAGTAATAATACCTTGTATATATTCTTCTATCTTATCTTTCTGCTTTAATGCCTTTCGAGGGTCATTGTCATAAGAAAAAATACAGGCATCACCAATCATTTCTCCAAGTTTCTCAATTTTATTATCAATTCTACTTAATCCTTTGTCATACTCTTTATCGCTGGGCGTGATATATAATCCTTTAACGGTAACAAATTCGAGCCGTGGAATATGTTTATCAGAAAAAACAGGGGCATAGGCTTGGGGCGTATGCAGTGGCAACGGAACTTGTGGTGCTTGGTGTATTAGTGGGCTACTTGTTACGGCTTTTTTATTTTTGTTGCGTTGGCGCAAAACAAATGCACCATAAATTAAAAGGATAGCACCGGGTACACCTATAAGGGCTTCAATGTCAAGGACAAGACCCAGCACAACCAAAAAAGCGGCACAACCTAACACAATAATTTTTGCATTTTTCATATAATTATTTTCCTTTCGCCCAGCCAAACAATGGGTTTATTTTTTTGGCGGTGAAAATGGATTTATCAACCGCCGCTTTTTTGTCCGTTTCTTCATGCCTAAACTTTCAAGCAAGGCAACATACTCCAAGAGAATTACTTTGCGGGGTGTTCCATGTTCATTGTACTTTTCGTCTATCCCCTTTTTGTGCATCAAGAATTGCCTTCGCTTGTTTTATATCGGGGAAGTCATCACTTGTTTCAGTATCATTAATTTCTAATGCAGATTGCAATATCTTCTGGATACCGTGGAAATCATCAGTTGTAGGCTTGCGTCCCATGAGCCTATCCATTTCCTCTCCCCAACCATCAACATGTGCAAATCTTTTTAAATAATTTTTAAGCACATCCTTAGCGGGCTTTGGCAGGGCTATATAACTTTCAATTAGATGTACGTCTATTGCATCAAGGTTGCGCTCTTCTGCAAGCTGGCGCATCAACGTATTTTCAGTTAGAACACGCATTTCACCGTGACCAGTTCTCAACCATGTTTCATTTATACCAAATTCACGACATGTCGAAATTATCATTTGTTCGGTTAACGCTCTTTCTCCGCTTTCAATTTTAGAGATTGCGGCGGCAGTAACTCCAAGACGTTTTCCAAACTCAGATTGATTTAAGCCACCTTCAATGCTTTTGCGCACTTGTTTTAAACGTTCATTCATTATTTCCACATCCTTTTTAGAATGGTAGCACAGAAAATTGGCATAGTCAAATTTATTTGAAAAAAAGGCTTGACAAAATTAACTATGCCAATTATTATAATGGCATAGTTAATTTTTAATGGACGAAAGGAGAAAACAACCATGAACGAAAAGAACATGCCGTTAAGCAATGAAGAAATAAATGACACGTTGGAATTTGTGGAGCTATTGGAAAAATTGCCACAAGCGCAAAAATTAATATTACTGGGTCAAGTAATGGCGTTCACGTTAATGGCAACAGGGGCGGACAAATTACCAGATGGCAAGCAACAAGGAAAAATGCCAGCGGTGGCACACGCAATATAGGGGGAATAACCGTGAAGCAAAAAACAAGCATAACCGACCACACCGCAAGCAAAGTGTACAAACTGGTGGAAAAAATGACTGCCGACTCACGATTCAAAAGCCCATTTACCCCGGACGGAAAAGAAACGGAAGAGTACAAAAAGTGGGCTAAGGAGTACGACCGCAAACAAATAGCGGTGGCACTTTAAGCTGCCGCACAACAACAAAAACCGAAGGGAGCAAAAACCATGATAAAAGAATTGCGGAAATTAATCGTAGAAGCAGAGGAGCGCAAGGCAAAGCACGAAGCGGAAATACAAGAGCTACATTCACGACTTATTCACAATAGTCCGCTTAAACAGTTCAAAGTTAAGGTACATGATTTAGGCATATGCGGATATGAAATTTATGCCCGCTGGTGTCATGAAGCGGGGAAAATAGAAGCTTATGAAACAGTTATTAAGGCAATAAAGCGGGATATGGGTGAAGAATAATTTTAAGCCGCCGCACAACAACAAAAACCGGGAGGAATGAAAAATGCAATTAAACCTATTTGTAAAAGACGATATACCGCCGCAAAAGCCGGGGGAAGTGGGCCGTAAATGGTTTTGCCGGACCGTGCGGGAATCTATGCACGGATTCAGACCCGCCACGGATGCGGAATATATGCAAAGCCTTAGATTTATTGACACAGCGGAAATTATCTACACCATCCCGCTTTACGCCGGGGATATACCGCCACGGGTCAATTACGGAAAAGAGTATATGAAGCGGGTGGCGGTATGAGCCGGACATACAAACGCATGGCGGATATTGAGAGCCAAGCGGAAGTATTGCGGATGCGGTACGAAAAGAAGGTGCAAGACCTTATCAAGCGGGAAGTGGCAGCGGATGAAACGGCTTGCCCGGTGAAAAAGGGCGGAAGGTGCAAGCTAAGGGAGTGCTTGCGATTCTGTAATATGGATTTGCCGGGGGATATTTGCCACCGTTTTGAAAAGGATTACAAGCGGCTTGCACAAGCCGCCGCCGGAAACGGTACGCCGGAATATTTATCACAGGCATTAAACGAGGGCAACGGCACATACAAGCCGTAAAACGAAGGGAGCTTATAAAAATGGTGCTAAACATTAAGGAAACCGCCTTGCGCAATTACTTAAAGTGCAAAAGCCTTGCCGCATCTATCTTTGACGAAATAAAGGCACTAGAAACCGAGCCGGAAGAAAGCCTTGACTTTGCAAAACTGGTGGAAGCCGTAAAAAGCGGCAAAGCGCATGAACTTTACAAGGTGCATGACACAGTAACCGCCGGGGGTTATGACTTTGAAATTATAGCCTTTAACCGTGACAAAGACCATGAAAACGGCAATGCGCCCACGGTTACGGTTATGGCAAAGCAATTAGGCCCGGAAAGGCAAATGCACAGCGGGCCTTGTGAAAAAGGCTGGGCGGATACGGAATTGCGCAAGTGGCTTAATGAGGAATTTATAACAACCTTGCCGGAAGATGTTACACGGCATATATGCACGGTCAAAAAAGAAACGCACAGCCCCGGCAGGGAGCTTATCGCCACGGAAGATAAACTTTTCATACCTTCCGAAAGTGAATTATTTGGGTCAGCAATTTGGGCGGATTACGAAGACGGGGCGCGGTATGAAGCCTTTAGCACTTCCGAAAACCGCATAAGAATTGACGAAGACGGGGAGCCCTGCTGGTACTGGACACGTTCTTTGACTGCCCATGGCGGCTTCTCGACCCGTGCCGCGCATGTCAACAGCGGCGGCCATGCCACCCACGATTCCGCCAGCCACGCGACCGGGCGTGTTCCCGTGTGCTTAACTATCTCTTAACGCCTATCATCCCGCCGCCTTGTGCGGCGGGTGAAGCGGGGGTGATTCCTTGATATATGTAACAGTTGACTACAGCGCACAGATTGAAAATTGGAGCTTGAAAACGCTGGAACGGATTATAAAAGGCTTAAAAGGGCTGGAGCGTGAGGGCTTCAAAGTAGAGCAGTACACGGAATTTGAAGACCGCCAGCCAATGAAACGGATACTTGCGATAAGCCGCCCGGATTCCATTAAGGATGATGCGCTGCACATATAGCGGAAGGGGGCGGCACACATAGACAAGTATACAAAACAGCACCTACAGGAACTTCAAAGCCGCCCATTATGGTGGAAGATTCAACGCACACAAGGCTTGATTATGGAATGGCATTACCGCAATGAAGGGAAGGTGTATATCTCTTTTAGCGGGGGCAAGGATTCAACCGTTTTACTTGACCTTGCCCGGCGGTGCTTCCCGGACATCCCAGCCGTGTTTGTAGATACAGGGCTTGAATACCCGGAAATTAGGGATTTTGCCCTAAGCCGCGAAAACGTGAAGCGCATCCGCCCTAAGCTAACTTTCCTTGAAGTGGTGAAGCAGTACGGATACCCGGTAATTAGCAAAGAGGTTGCAAAGTACATTTATTACTTCCGCAAGGGTAAGCCGTGGGCAATAAACGGCATGAACGGGCTTAACAAGGATGGCACGGAATCAGACTTTAAGGCACGGTTTATAAAATTCCTTTATTTAACGGAAGCCCCGTTTTGTATATCAAATGAATGTTGTAATTACATGAAAATATACCCGCTAGACAAATACGAGCGGGAAACGGGGCGCAAGTCTATTACCGGGATTATGGCTTGTGAAAGCCAACAGCGGGAAGCGGGGTGGATGAAAACCGGGTGCAATGCCTTTGAAGCGGGAACATCAAAGCCTATGTCATTTTGGCTTGAAAATGATGTGATGCAATACTTGAAGTATTTTAACATCCAGTATTCATGCGTATACGGTGACATTGTAGCCGCGGATGCGCAATTATCACTATTTGACATTGAAGGAAACGAGCCGGACAGCCCGGCAACGCCGGAAGACTATTACAGGAAGTTTGAAGCGGATACAAGTAAGCGGTTAAAAACTACAGCTTGTGACCGTACCGGGTGTATGTTCTGTATGTTTGGCATCATGCACGATAAAACGCCTAACCGCTTCCAAAGGATGAAGCAGACCCATCCCCGGCTATATGAACATTGCATAAACGGCGGCTACATTGACGAAAACGGGTACTTACAGCCGGATAAAAACGGGCTGGGTATAGGCAAGGTGCTTGATTTTATAGGGATTCCATATTAAAGGGGGATGTAAGCCCGTGAGAACAAAGAAATACGTGCAGTATAAGCCGATTTTAGGCGGCTGGCGGCGGTTGACATGGGGGCAAGCACGGGATATAGCCCTTGCCGCTTATGACCGTAACCCCATACCGGGCAAGCATCTTGAAGAAGTCCTAAACGGAAGGCTTAAAGGCGCAACAATGGCGGAATTTCTTGCGGAACGCAGGGAATATGAGGAATGGCAAGGGAGGGTAAGCGGTGCGAACTAAAAAAGGAAAGTGGGTGGCATACGGCAAAGAGCGGGATGGCTTGACAATGTACCGGGCGGCACGGATAGCGGATACATCCCAGCCTTTGTGTGATGCAAATATGGATTTTTACGGGGATTATTCCCCGGACAAAGAAGCGATTTTAAGCATATGCAGGGAATTAGAGCGGGGCAGCGGGGAAAATTGCCCGGATTGCGGAAGCCCGCAATTACAGCCCAGCGGCACTTGTAAAGTATGCCCCGTGTGCGGTGCTACCACGGGATGCAGTTAGGGGAGGGCAAAAAAATCCCGCCTAACGGGTATTAGGCGGGAAACTTTGTAGCCGTGATTTGTGTAAGCCGGATTCAAAAACTTGTGATTCGTGAACCAACAAACGCTTCACAACAACAAAAACCGTGAATCCACTTTAACACAAAAACGGCGGAAATGTCAAGAAAAAACGCCGCATTTTTAGCGGCTTGCGGCCTTGTAATGGGTATTAAGGTTACGGGGATACGCGCCAACTTCCGAAGGAGTGTTAAATAATGGAAAAAAATAATAATACACACGCTGGCAGTCAGTCCGTCAGTCCGTCAGTCCGTCAATCTCTTTTTAAGACCTTAGAGAGCGTGAAACAGCAAGTAGAGTACAGCGCATTTGGGCGCATGGTAACAAGGGGGCGGGGTGAGCGTGAGCGGCAAATATTAGAGGTTGACCCTATCTATATGGAATTATGCCTAATTATGGCGGAAATATACGTTATGGATGGGGAAACGGTAATAAAAATCAACAAAGAGGATACCCCCCTATATATCGTACAGGAAGTGTACCAACAGTTGGGAAATAGGCATCTTGAAACGGTATGTACTAATTTTAAGGAAGTAACAACAAAAATATTTAACAAAAAATCCTACTTCCGCACGGCATTGTATAACGCAATTTTTGAGCATGAAGCGCATTACACAAACGCCGTGCAAAGTGATTACTGGAAGTAGGTGCGGTGGATGCGGTCATTTATGAGGGAAAAGAAAATCTTTTGTGGCCCGGATTTTTTAGAGGTAGACATATTCCCCTACACGCAAGCGCAAGTACAAGCCGCAAAAGGTAAACGAAGCAAAAAAGAAAAGGTATCACAGCCTAAGCAAATGAACCTAAACGACAAAAACGCAAGGCGGTATTTTGTACAGCTAGGCAATACAAATTTTGGGGAAGGTGATTATCACGGCACATTTACATATGCGCCGGAAAATCTACCGCAAAGCCCGGAAGAAGCAGACAGGATTTTTAGAAATTTCCTTGACCGGGTACGGTACGCAACAAAAAAGGCGGGGCTTCCCCCGGTGAAATATATGCTTGTCACAGCCTACAAAACAACCAAAGACAGCGAAAAGCCGACAAGGATTCACCACCATATCATTATGAGCGGCGGCCTTAGCAGGGATGAAATAGAAGACTTGTGGCGCAAACGAAAAAAGAAGGGGCAAAAAAAGGGGGATGCAATAGGGTACGCAAATGTGGACCGTTTGCAACCGCAGGGGAACGGGATAGCCGCCCTTTGCACATACCTTACAAAGCAGACCGGGGGAAAAAAGCGGTGGACATCTTCACAGGGGCTTGATAAGCCAGACCCTATAACGCAAGACCCCGGACAGCCAGCAAAACAAAGCCGCTACAGCGCATCCGCCAACCTTGTAAGCCCGTACAGCCGCACAAACGACCACGGCTACAGCCGCAAGGAAGTTGAACGGATTATAAAAGAGCATCCCGATTACGCCTATTGGGAGCGAAAATACCCCGGATATACGCTTATACGGGATGATTACGGGTTTAAGGCGGAATACAACGAAGAAACAGGCCGCTGGGCGGTGTACGCAAAATTACGCCGGATGGGGTCATAGGAAGGGGGAAGCCGCCGTGCTTATCGGTTTACATGATGCAGATATGGAACACCTAAAGGGAAAGTCATTCCCTAACTATGCACTTATGAAGCTGGCGGCATGGCATAAACAGCAAGGGCATACGGTAGAGCTTTTCACGCCGAAAAATCCCTTTGAAATGGAACAAATGACCCTTGACGGTATGCGCCCGGCGGAAGTGTACCCGCCGCAGCGCAAGGCGGAAATATACAACCTTATTTATTCGTCAAAAATTTTTGACTTCACGCCGGAAAACCCATATTTGCCGGAAACGGCCATAAGGGGCGGAACGGGGTACAACGTGAAAACAACCTTGCCGCCGGAAGTAGATGCAATGTTCCCGGATTACAGTATATACCCCGCTTGTGATTACGCTATAGGCTTCCTTACAAGGGGTTGCCCTAATAAGTGCAGTCATTGCGTAGTACCCGAAAAAGAGGGGGATATAAAGCCATATAGAGGATGGCGGGAACTTGTGCGCCCGGACAGTAAAAAACTTCTTCTTATGGATAACAATGTGCTGGCGTGTGAACACGGTATAGCGGAACTTGAAAGCCTTGCCGGGACCGGGTACGCAATAGACTTGAATCAAGGGATGGATGCAAGGTTATTCAATGAGCGTATAGCGGCAATATGCGCCCGGCTGGAATGGGTAGAGTACATCCGCTTTTCATGTGACAGCACGGGGCAGATAGAAGCAATTCTAAACGCCGCCGCCCTTTTGAGGGCGCATGGAGTGAAGCCATATAGAATTTTCGTGTACTTGCTTGTAACAAAGGATATAGACAACGCCGCCGCACGGGTGGAAGCCTTAAAGGGGTTAAAAAACATACGCATATTTGCACAAGCGGAACGCAACGACCGAAAAGGGATAATCCCAAACAAGGCGCAAAAGGTTTTTGCCCAGCGGTATGTGTACGGCAATTCCTTCCGCAAGGAAACGTGGGCGGAATATTGCAGTAAGCGGGGATTTGACCCCGAAAAGCAAAAATTTAACTGGTAGGAGGGATAAAGATGCAATACAAAACTTGCCCTAAGTGCAAAAGTAACATAGACCACGGGGAAAAATGCGATTGTGACCGGGAAAAGGCGCATCCGAAAAAAACAAAACAAACGAATACCCATATAGGGAAGGTGCTAACAGCACCATTGACCCATGAAAACGCACTAATTAAGCGGGGTTATAAGCATATAGCGGGTGTAGATGAAGTGGGGCGCGGGTGTGTGGCGGGTCCCGTGGTTGCTTGCGCCGTTATCATGCCGCCGGGTTTGAGTATCCCCGGCGTAAACGATTCAAAACTTCTTAACGCAAGCACACGGGAAAAGCTGGCGGATTCCATTAAAAGGGCGGCTATAGCGTACCGGGTGGAATTTGTAGAAGCGGCGGTTATTGATGAAGTAGGCATACAGGCGGCTATTTGTTTTGCAATGGGTAGAGCCTTGCGGCACATAGACACGGGCGGCGGGAAGCCCGGTATTGCGCTTATAGACGGAAAGCCGCTTGATTTAAGCATTGTGCCGGATATTGAGCAAAAATACATTGTGCGGGGTGATTCCCAAAGCCACAGCATAGCCGCCGCCAGCATCCTTGCCAAAGTAGAGCGGGATGCGTTCATGGTAGATATGCACGAACGCTACCCGGATTATGGATTCAATCAGCATAAAGGATATGGAACTATGTACCACTACAACGCAATAGGGGAAAACGGCCTTTGTGACCTTCACCGCCGGAGCTTCTTAAAAAGGCTGGGGGCGCAAGCGTGAGCCGGGCGGATGCGGATGCAGGCCGCAAAAGGATACAGGGCAGTAAAAATAATTATTGAGGGGGTGCGCTTATATGAAACGCTTAACGCTGGGTAGTCTTTTTGACGGTATAGGCGGCTTCCCCTTAGCGGCGCAGCGGTGCGGGATAAAAACCTTGTGGGCTTCCGAGATAGAAACGGCTTGCGTGTCTATCACAAAGCGGCACTTCCCGCACGTACAGCACTTAGGGGATATAACAAAAATAGACGGGGCGGAAATTCCGCCCGTGGATATTATTTCTTTTGGAAGCCCTTGCCAAGATTTAAGCGTGGCAGGGGGTCAAAAAGGCTTGCGGGGTGAGCGTTCCGGCTTATTCCTTCATGCCGTAAGAATCATAAATGAAATGAGGTATGCGACAAATGGAAAATACCCAACTTACATTATATGGGAAAACGTACCCGGAGCATTTAACAGTAGCGGGGGTGCAGATTTTAAGGCAGTCATTGAAACCCTCACAAAAACCCGTATTCCAATGCCTAACAGCGGAAGATGGGCAACCGCTGGAATGGCTGGAGGTGGCCGAGGTGGGGCAAATATCGCTTGGCGGCAATTTGATAGCCAATATTGGGGAATCCCCCAGCGTAGAAAACGAATCTTTCTTGTGGGAGATTTTAGAGGAAACCGCGCCGCGGAAATACTCTTTAAGCCGGACAGCTTGCTTGGGTATGTTGAAGCGGGCCGAAAACCGGGGGAAGGTATTGCCGCCGCTATTAGAGATGGTGCTAAAAGCACAATCATCTTTGATGAAACAAACGTAACTTCCCCGTACAACAGGAGTAACCCCGGAATAAATGACCCTTGCCATACCATAGGCGCAACAAACGCAAATAGAACCGTTATGGCAACGCTTGAAACCGTTGTAGATTTTGGGCGCACGGGTGACAGGGTGCGCATAAACGCAGATAAAAGCGCAACACTCACACGGGCAAGCGGGGGCGGCGGGTCAGCCACGGGGTTATACCTTTTGCCGGAAGTGATTCAAAGCATAGTAGTAAACGACCAAGGGGGCAGCAGTATCAATATAAGTGAAGACGGTATAGCCCCAACGCTTAGGGCGCAAACGCACGGTAATTTACCTTGCGTTATTACCCCGCTTAACCCTACAGCTTATTGCATACAGGCTACCACCATTGACCGCCAAGACCATAACGGCGCAAACGGCAAGGGAATCAATGAGGATGTAGCCTATACCCTTAATACGATTGACGGACACGCTATAGCCCTTATTTATCCTATAAACGAAGGGGCAGTAACAGGCAAAGCAAACGGGTTAGGAATCGGAAAAGCGGAAGACCCCGCGCCGACATTAACCGCCAGCGATAGGCATAGTGTTGTGGCTTGTTATACATCCGCCGCATATGGCGCGTACAAAGACGGAATAGGAACATTAAGGGCAAGCGGCGGGGATTACGGCGGCGGGTCAGAAAATTTAATAATTCAAATTGACGGTACAGAATTTGCCATTAAATACACGGTGCGCCGACTTACCCCGCTGGAATGTGAGCGGCTACAGGGCTTCCCGGATTATTGGACAAAATACAGCGACACAGGCGCAATTTTAGCGGATACGCCGCGTTATACCGCATTAGGCAATAGCCTTGCCGTACCATGTGCGGAACGGGTTTTTAGGGGCATCTTATCCGCCGTAAGGGGGCGGGGTAATGTTTGAACTTAACAGCCTATATAACATTGATTGCATGGAAGCTATGAAGCATATCCCGGATAAATTCTTTAACCTTGCCATATGTGACCCGCCTTATGGAATCGGCATAGACGGGCAACGGGAACGGATTCACAAAAATGTTAAGCATAACCGCAAGCATCATGCGAAAAAAGGCTGGGATAAAGACACGCCGCCGCCGGAGTATTTTATGGAATTGGAGCGGGTCAGTATCAATCAAATAATTTGCGGCGGTAATTATTTTGCGCCTATGTTAAGCAAAGGCACAAAGGGCTGGATTGTATGGGATAAAGGCCAGCACGGTTTAAGTATGAGTGATTGCGAGCTTATTTATACTTCCTTCAATTTTCCTACCCGTGTAATTGTCATTAACCGGGCGGCTTTACAGCAAGATGGGGAAACGATACATCCGACACAAAAGCCCGTGAGGTTGTACAAATGGATTCTACAGCATTATGCCCAGCCGGGGGACCGTGTGCTTGACACACACGCCGGAAGTGCTTCATCCCTTGTGGCTTGCCACGATATGCGGCATGAATACTTAGGATTTGAAATAGACAAGGGATATTTTGAAGCAGCAACCGCCCGGCTGGAACTTACACGTGCGCAATTAACCCTATTTGATGTGCCGGAAGGGGGTGGAAAAATTGAAGCTAATCAAATGCAATTCATTGGGGTGTAAAAGTGAAACCGTAACAGAAATTAAGTATTGCCCGGATTGTATGCGGAAAGCGGGCATTTCTGAAAGTACAGTAAACAGCGTAACCGCCTTGCTGGGTGTAGTAAAACTTCTAAACGCCAAAACAATCAAAGACCCGGCGGAAATATTAGGGCTTATGCACACGGTAAGAAATTTAACAGAGGGCAAGGCGGAAGCGGGCTTAACGGAAGAAACCCTATCAAGCATCATTAAAACCATAGAGGGGGGCGCAAATGGGTAAGCAGGGCAAGAAAAAGAAGAAGCGCAAGTATAACCCTAAGCGGCATACCCTACAGCCGCAGCGCAAGCCGGAAAACCCCATGCGGAATCGGATAGCGGAATATAAACAGCTTGCGGAAATAGTCAAAGGAAATAAGGAACTTATTAACCGTGCTAAAGAGCGGGAAGCGGAAGGGAAGCGGGCCAATGAATGAAATTAACCCGGAAACACTTGAAAAAAGCCGCAAGGTTATTTATGTATGTGCGCCGCTAAAAGGGGATATAGCGGCAAACATTGAAAGCGCACGGGGGCATTGCAAAAAAATCATTGAAGCGGGGCATTACCCTTTTTCGCTTCACCTAGCACTTGACCGGGTGCTTGACGATACAGACCCGGAACAACGCAAAAAAGCCTTGCAAATGGGTTTAAGGATGCTGGAATTTTGCAATGAAGTGTGGGTATTTGGTGATGCGGTATCCGAGGGCATGAAAAAAGAAATAGAAGCGGCAAGCAGGGCGGGTATACCCGTTGTATTCTAAAAAAGCGGAAAGGATGTTATGCAATGATACACAAGCCTATTTATGAGCCTAAGGGCCGGGCGAATGAGTACGGAAGTTTGGCTTGCAATATTTATAGCGGGTGTAACCACGGGTGCTTTTACTGCTATGCGCCTAATGTGGTGAAGAAAACAAGGGAAGCATTTGCGCAAGTTTCCAACCGCCCACTTATTGTGGAATCGGTGAAGCGGCAAATTGAACGGGAAAAAATAACGGGTCAGCTTATACACCTTTGCTTCACTTGTGACCCGTACCCGGCGGAATTTGACACTACCCCTACCCGTGAAGTCATAAAGGCTATCAAGGAAGCGGGAAACAATGTGCAGATTCTTACGAAGGGCGGGAAGCGGGCCTTGCGGGATTTTGACCTTTTGGATGGCGGGGATATGTTTGGCGTAACCATTACAAACAGCGGGGAAGGCCCGGACGAAAACGAACCAAACGCCGCGCCGCCAGCGGAACGCTTCAAAACGCTAATAGATGCAAAGTGGGCGGGTATTGGTACGTGGGTATCATTTGAGCCAGTTATATACCCGGATTTTGTCTTTGATGCGCTTATAGACGGGCGCGGGGTAGACCTTTTCCGCATAGGAAAAATGAATTATCACGCATCCGATATAAGCTGGGCGGAATTTGGGGCAAGGTGTGAAACCATTTGCAAAGAACACGGGCGGAATTATTACATTAAGGAAGATTTGCAAAATGAAATGAGGAAAGGAAGTGCAAAATGAAATTTAACAAAGTAGCCGCAATTTGCAAAAACCGTAAGCGCATTTATATCTACAATGACCCGGACAGCGGCGCACAATGGCTGGGTGACGGAAGCGGGATTTATCTTTTAGAGGGTATGCCCCGCCTTACTTCCACAGATGAGGCATTAAGGCTTTTTGATGTTCCCGAAAGCAAGCGGGATGATTATTACTGTAAATATGAAGACTTGCCGGATGGTATAGATTTTACGGACGGTCCGGGGGTAAACGGTGACGGGGTGGAATCGAAAACCGCAACCATAGGCTGGCTGGGTGAATCCTTCCGATTGTTTGAAGACGGTAACGAGCTTTACGCAATAAATGAAGCGTACCTTGCGCCGTTTGCCGGGGATGCAAGCTATATAAAATACCATAGGCGGGATATGAAGGGCGGCGGCTTCCTTTTGGGGGTAAATGTAGGCTTAGGATTACAGGCGGTTATATGCCCCCACTTCCTTCACAGGCAAGAAATTTTTACGGAAGGGATTCTTGAAATTGCGGAAGCGTTTTTATTCATGCAACGCAATTTCCCAACGCCAAGCGGGGCAGAGAATGAGCCAGTAGACGATTTAGAACAACAAAAACTAGGGGAATAAAATATTTTTCAAAAAGGCCTTGCTTTTATTATGTTGATATGGTACTATATAAACATAATAAAACCATACCTAAAAAGGAGGTACACAGCAATGAAAACCGTATCAATTATCAATTTGAAAGGCGGGGTAGCCAAGACCGTTTCCGCTGTGAACATGGCACATATTTTAGCCACGGTACACAAAAAACGGGTATTGCTTGTAGATAATGACAAGCAAGCAAATATTACAAAAATGTTTGCGCTTCACGATTACGACAACTACAGCGTGGCGGATGTACTCACTAACAGCGGGGTAAGCCTTGAAGAAATTATTTGCCCCACAAGGTACAACGGGTTAGACATCATCCCGGCAAACATGAGTTTGCTGGATGTGCTTATGGGTGACAATAACCCGCCGCCAACACGGTTTAGGGAAGCATTTGCAACCTTAGCGGGGGAGTATGATTTTTGCATTATAGACAATGCGCCGGACATTAACATAAGCACGATAAATGCGCTTGTATGTGCGGATGAAGTCATTATCCCTATAAAAATTGATAAGTTTGCATTTGACGGGCTGGCGGAACTTGTAGAGCAGATAGACACGGCAAAACAGCTTAACCACGGCTTGACCTTGCGGGGTTGCCTTGTGACAAGTTACCAGCGCAACGGTGTAAATGAAGAAGGGGAAACGTGGCTTAGGGAACACACGGGATACCCTATATTTAATACGCATATCCGCCGGACCGTTAAAGTGGATGAATCAACTTTTTTACACAAGCCGATTATTGAATATTCCCCGCGGTGCGGTGCGGCACGGGATTATCTTGCGCTTGTAAGTGAGTTTTTAGATGTGTCCGATTCGGACACAAAAGGGGGTGCTTAAAATGGCAGGGAAAGCGGATGGCGGCAAATTTAATTTTATGAAGCATCTAACGGCACAAGCCAGCACGGGTGAAGCGGGGCAAGAAAAGCCCCGCCGTGCGCCCTTGAAAATCGTATCACTATCAATACATGACCTTATACCCTCTAAAGGCAATTTCTACACCACGAATGAGATAGACAGCTTGAAGCGGGCTATTGAAATATTTGGGGTCAAGCAAAATTTGAACGTGAAGCCGCTGGACAACGGAAAGTATGAAATTATAGCGGGTCACAGGCGGCGGGCCGCTTGCCTTGCGCTTGTGGATGAAGGTAAGCCGGAATATGAATATGTGCCGTGTGCCATTGAAACGGGTAAGGATGAAATCAAAGAGCGCATTTTGCTTATTGTGACAAATTCAACTACCCGCACATTAACCGCATGGGAACTAATGAAACAGGCGGAAGAACTAAAGGCGTATTGTGAAGCATGGAAAGAGCGGGATAATTTGCCCGGCCGGGTGCGGGATATGGTTGCGGAGCTTATGCAAGTATCCACTACACAGCTTGCCCGGCTTAACGCAATAGCCAGCAACCTATCCCCGGAATTTCTTGCGGAAATGGAAGCGGGCCGGCTAGATATATCCGCCGCCTATGAACTTGCACAACTTCCGCCGGACAAACAAGCGGAAGCGTACAAAAGCCATACAGACAGCGGCGGCACAACTTACAAAGATGCTAAGGCGTTAAAGGGTGAAACGGAAGACCCGCCGCAGACCTATGAGCGGCCGCCGGATTCCCTTAACACTAATCCGCAAACATGGGCGCAAAAACATGATGCAGATATGAAGCGGATGGGTGAGGAAATAGAAGCCGACCTTGAAAAAGAAGAAGCCGCCTATAACGCAATGTATGAAAAAGTCACGGGGGCGGATGCGCCGGAATATATGCCGGAAGACGAAGAAGACGAAGAAACCCCGGCGGAATCCCTTGACTTTGCAGACATGAACACAAAAGAAAAAGGGTATGCGGCTATAGACTTCCTAGAGGGGCAGCGGTTTACGCTTTTCCCGCCGGGGTCAGATACACGGGTATTTGACTTCATCATAGAAAAGCTGGAGGAAGTCATAAACGAAGCGCGGCACGATATGGCATAAGCAGGGGGCGGGGCGCATGGAAACGCACGTATACAGCGAAAACGGCTGGAAAGCGGAAGTAGAAATAATATCAGATGAAACGGGCGCACATGGAACAACGTATACCATGCGCATACTGGAAACCCATATGCGCCCGGAACATCTTGACCCGGAAGCATTGCCCCAGCCGGGGGATATATTTACAGCTTTTCGGTCACACGCAACAAAAATACAGGGGTGGACATTAGGGGGTCAATGACATTGCGGAAGCGGGATATTATGAACAAAGAGCGGGTCAAGCAAATACTTATATTTTTCGGTGATATTGACGGGCAAATAGCTTTTAATGTTCAGCTTATCAATAGCACGGAAGAAAAATATTACAGCCTTAGCAGCGGTGCGGGGCTGGACGGTATGCCAAAAGCAAAGTACCGTACATCAAGCCCAACGGAATCCGCCGCCCTTAATATCCCGGAAGCGGTCAGCGAAGCAATAAGAGAGTGGCGGGATGAAAACGAGCGGTTATGTAGGCTAAAATCCGCTATAGCGGGGGAATTGTGCCGCCTTAACAATACCCAGCGCACGGTGATATATGACTTCTATGTACACGGCTACAAATGGGCGCGTATATCACAGCGGCTTAATTATAGTGAGCGGCAATGCCAAAATATACGGGATTCCGCACTTGATAAGCTGGGGCGCAATTTTTCCCATAATAAGCGGGTTTATGAGTATGAATACCCCGCCTAAAAGATTGCGTGGTATTTCGCTTTTTTCGTGTTAAAATAGTACCATAGAAAAATGCGCAAACGACAGCGGCGGGGCTTCCATTGTGAAGCCTTGTTTATTTTGCGGGAAGGGGGCGGAAGCCGTGAAGCGTAACCCGGAGCGGGAACTATCTAAGCAACGCTATATAGACAGCGGCGGAAAAATAAGCACTAAGGAAAATGCCGCCCTTGCCGGGGTCACGGAAAGCCGCATCCGCACATGGAAAAGTAAAGACAAATGGGATGAAGCCTTAAAAAGTACCCCCCCTAAAAAATCCCCCCCAAAGAAAAGAGGGGGGCAAAAATCCAACAATAACGCAGCGGGCCACGGTGCGCCGCCTAAGAACAAAAACGCAGAAACGCACGGGGCTTATAATAAGGTAGAGCTTGAAGACCTACCCCCGGCGGCGCAAAAATCTATAGAGGATATAACGCTGGATGCTAAAGCAAATATGCTTAGGGTACTAAGGGCCTTGTGGGTTAAAGAAGCAGACCTACAGGGGCGCATTGCCAAACTAAAAGAAGCAGGGCCGGCCGCCCTTTATATAGAACGTGAAATAGAAATGCTTGTACCAGCCGCCAAAGACGATAGCCCCGGCGCAAAGTCTAAGAAGGGGGGCGGCATGGTTACGGCAATGAAAACCATTATACGGGCCGCCGCCTTTGACCTTATAACAAAGCTGGAGGCCGAGCTTGATAAGACACACGGCCGGATTGTCAAGTTAAGCGACACCATAAGCGCATATGAGCGGGATACCGAGCGGCTGGCACTAGACCGCAAACGCCATGAGTTTGCAAAGCAAAAAGCCACAGGCGAATATAATATAAATGTTGAAACTGGTGAGATTGTAGACGAAGTAGAAGAAGACGAAACAAGGGATACCCCCCTAGTGTAGTTTTTTTCGCGGCGGCGGCGTGTAGGTACTCCCCCGCCGTGCGGAATAGTGCGGGTTCGGTGAGCCCGCGGCTTCCCTAGTTGCGAAAATTTTTTGAACACTTCCGCCGCTTATAGGCGGAATTTTTATTAAGGGGGCTTTTATGCGGGTTTAACAGTAATAAAGGGGGTGCGCCGTGAAGCTACACGATACAAAAGCTATAGCACGGGTGCTTAACCTTACGGAACGCCGGGTAAGACAGTTGCGGGATAAGGAAATAATCAAGGAATACAAGCCGGGAAGCGGATTATATGACTTGATACAGACGAATCACGCCTATATAAACTATTTGCGCAACGGCAACGCAAACGGGGCGGAAATCATAGATTATGCCACGGAGCGGGCTTTATACGCACGGGCAAAGCGCAAGGAAGCGGAATACAGCCTTGCGGTAATGGAGCGGGATTTACACGAATCCACGGAGGTTGAAACAGTCATAACCGCTATGTTTGCCACGTTCAAGGCGCGGATGCTTGCGCTTCCGGCAAAGCTATCCCCGATTTTGAGCAAAAAAACAAGCAAGGCGGAAGTTTTCAATTTGCTAAAAGACGGGATAGACGAAGCACTATTTGAACTTGCCGATTATGACACGCTTTTTAGAAGGGGTGACAATGACGGTGAAGACGAAGAAGACAACACGTAAATTATTCAAGAAAATATTTGCCGTATTGAAGCCGCCGCCAAAAATGACAATTTCAGAGTGGGCGGATGAATACCGTTACTTGTCAAGAAAATCATCCGCCGAGCCGGGTAAATGGAAGACAAGTAGAGCCCCATACCAGCGTGAGATAATGGATGCAATTTCCGACATAAACACGCCAAAGGTTGTGGTTATGAGCGGGGCGCAAATAGGAAAAACAGACGGGTTTATTTTGAATCCAATAGGTTACTACATGGATTATGACCCCAGCCCCATACTTGTTATGCAACCTAATGTACAGCCAATGGCGGAATCATTCAGCAAAGACCGCCTAACACCTATGCTTAGGGATACGCCTTGTTTACAAGAAAAAGTAAACGATAAAAACAGAAACAGCGGCAACACAATTTTGCATAAGGAATTTCCCGGCGGTCACGTAACAATGGTGGGCGCAAATTCAGCGGCCGGGCTTGCAAGCCGCCCTATGCGGGTTTTGCTTGCGGATGAAGTAGACCGTTACCCACCGACCGCCGGACACGAAGGGGACCCCGTTCTTTTGGCTTCCAAACGCCTAACAACCTTTTGGAATAAAAAAGAAGTGCTTGTATCCACTCCTACAATAAAGGGCATATCACGCATAGAAGTTGAATACGAAAACAGCACACAGGAAGTATGGCATATCCCTTGCCCGGTTTGCGGGAAGCTACAGCCGCTTGAATGGGCGCAAGTGCTATTTGACAAAGACAACGTAGAGGAAGGGGATATAAATTACAAGTGTATCAAGTGTGAGGTTATCAAAAGTGAAACAGAATGGAAGGAACACTTTACCGGGGGAAAATTTATTGCAAGGAATCCGGGCCGGACCGTGCGGGGCTTCCATATAAATTCACTTGCTTCCTTGTTTGTTGAATGGCGGGAAGTTGTAAAAAAATTCCTAGAAGCAAATGAGCAAAAAAAGAAGGGCAATATTGAGCCTTTGAAAGTTTGGACTAATACGGAAATGGGGCAAACATGGACGGAAGAAGGAAACGAACTAGAGTGGGAAACCCTCTTTAGGCGGCGTGAAAAATATAATTGTGAAGTACCAACGGAGGTTTTATACCTTACAGCCGGGATTGATACGCAAGATGATAGATTTGAAGTTGAAGTAGTTGGCTGGGGGGCGGACCGTGAAAGCTGGGGAATACAATACAAGGTTATTCGCAGTAGTACAGATTTGAAGGAAGACCAAGTGTGGAAAGACCTTGATGCGTTTTTAAGCCAAACATTTACACGGGCGGATGGTGTGAAGCTACACATAATCCGGGCGTGTATGGATGCACAGGGGCATTTCTTTGATAGGGTATGTGCATTTTGTAAGCCACGGCAGGCCCGCGGGCTTTTTGCTATCCGGGGCGTGGGTCAATCGGATAAGCCGTATGTACCTAAGCCGTCAAAAAATAACCGGGTGCAAGCAAATGTTTTCAATATAGGCGTACACGTTGGAAAGGTGCATCTTTTTTCAGCCTTAAAAATTGAAGAAGAAGGGCCTAATTATTGTCACTTCCCAAAAGAGCCGGAAAAGGGATACGACCGGGAATATTTTAGGGGATTGACAGCGGAACGGCTTGTAATGACTTACAAAAAAGGCAAGGCGGTTTATGAATGGCGGCTAAAAGACGGACAGCGGCGCAATGAGCCGCTGGACATCCGCAATTATGCACAAGCCGCCCTTGAAATTGCCAACGTGATACTTAAAAAAGATGAAGCGGGAACGCCAGCGGCACAAGGCACAACACGAAAAAAAACAGGCCGCAGGGTACGCGGAAGCATGGGGGGTTAAGGTGTGAGGGCAGGGATAACGCTACAAATTGCAAGGAAGCATTTAGCGGCGTGGCTTGAAGCGGAACTTGTTTTAGCGGATGGCGGCCAAAGCTATCAAATAGGGTCAAGGATGCTTACACGGGCTAACCTTAATGCAATACGGGCAACCATAAAATTTTGGGAAGACAAAGTAGCCTACCTTGAATCAGTAGAAAAAAATAAGGGGCGCAACCGGGTACAAAGGGTAATACCCCGCGACCTATAAAGGCGGTGAAAGCACATGAATTTACTTGACAAGGTTATAAGTGCAGTATCCCCCGGCTGGGGATTAAAAAGAACGGCGGCAAGGATACGCACAAATATTCTTAACAGCGGGTACGGCAATTACGGCGCATCCACAACAAAGGCTGGGTTAAAAGGCTGGCTATCAAGCGGAGGTAGTGCGGATGAAGACATAGAAGAAAACCGTCAAACGCTTATAGAGCGTAGCCGGGATTTATATATGGGCGTTCCGCTTGCCACGGGTGCGCTTAAAACCATGCGTACAAATGTTGTGGGGTCCGGGCTTGCCCTTAAAAGTCAAGTAGATTATGCCTATTTGGGTATATCGGAAGAACGGGCGCAAGAAATTGAAAACACCATAGAGCGGGAATTTTCTATATGGTGCGATTCAAACGGGTGCGATATTGAACGCACGGACAATTTTTACAATCTTCAACAGCTTGCGTTTTTGAATTGGCTTATGAGCGGGGATGTATTTGTTTTACTTCCTATAACGCAGCGGGTAAATATGCCCTATGATTTACGGGTACAGCTTGTAGAAGCAGACCTTATAAGTGACCCGCCGGACAAAAAAAATAAAAACATTGTAGGGGGCGTAGAACTTAACCGACACGGGGAAGTGGATGCGTACCATATTCTTAATAAGCATCCCCTTTCAGACAGCGCAAATAACACGGAACAGGAACGCTGGAAGCGGGTACAGGCATTTGGGAAAATTACCGGGCGGCGCAATGTGATTCACATTATGAACCGTGAGCGGATAGGCCAACGGCGCGGCGTTCCCTTCCTTGCCCCCGTTGTGGAAGCCTTGAAGCAGTTGGGGCGGTATACGGAAGCGGAAATCATGGCGGCGGTAGTAAGCGGGATGTTTGCCGTATTCATCCAAAAGCCCGGCGTTTCAAGTGATGCGCCAATAGGTGAGGTTATCCCGGAGGAACAGCAAGTAGACGCGGGAAACCCAAACACCTTAGAAATAAGCCCCGGTTTAATTATTGACTTAAACGAAGGGGAAGAAGCTAAGGAAGTATCACCGGGCAGACCAAACGCAAATTTTGACGGGTTTGTTACTTCCGTTTGCAGACAAATAGGGTCAGCCCTTGAAATTCCTTACGAAGTGCTGGTTAAGCATTTCGACCGTTCCTATAGTGCATCTAGGGCGGCACTATTGGAATTATGGAAATCCGTAAAAATGTACCGCCGCTGGCTGGCAAGCGATTTTTGCCAGCCTATTTTTGAGGAATGGCTGGCGGAAGCCGTAGCCAAAGGGCGGGTAGATGCGCCGGGCTTCTTTATTGACCCGGCAATACGCAAGGCATACAGCGGGGCCGAGTGGAACGGTCCGGCACAAGGAAGCCTTAACCCCATCCATGATGTTACAGCTTCACAAATGAAAGTAAACAACGGCTTTTCAACAGCGGCAAAGGAAGCGCAAGAAATTAACGGAAGCGATTTTTACAAAAATATACAACAGCGCAAGCGGGAAGCAGAGCTTATGAAGGAGGTAAGGGAAATTGAGCAAAGCAGCAGTCAGCAACCAGCCAAAGACGATTAACAAATTTTGGCGGTTTAACCCGGCAAATGCCGCAACAAATACCCCGGCGGAATTGCTTTTATATGGCGATATTTCAAGTTTTTCATGGTGGGGGGATGAAGTAACCCCTAAAAAATTCAATGAAGAACTTGCCGCATTGGGGGATGTATCAGAAATCACGGTGAGGATTAACAGCGGCGGCGGGGATGTTTTTGCCGCAACCGCAATATTTACCCGCCTAAAAGACCACAGCGCAACAATTACCGTGATTATAGATGGCTGGGCGGCTTCCGCCGCTTCAATAATAGCAATGGCAGGGGATGTTATTAAGATTCCGGCGGCGGGTTGTCTTATGATACATGACCCGGCCTTGACATTGTGGGGGCGGTTTGAAGCGGATGACTTTGTAAAATTCAAGAATGAACTTGAAGTAGTAAAAAATTGCATTGTCAATGCCTATGCCATGAAAACGGGTAAGCCAAAGGAAGAACTTGCCGCACTTATGGCGGCGGAAACATGGCTAACCGGGGAAGAAGCAGTAGAAGCGGGCTTTTGTGATGAAGTCTTATTTGCGGATAGTGAAGCCGTGGCAGTTGTGGCGGATGTGTCACGGTATAAAAACCCGCCTATAAACTTCTTCCGCCAGCCGGAAGCCCCACCAGCCAAAGGCAACACCGCAAGCAATAGCACAAATAAACCTAACAAAGAAGAAGGAGTGAAAAACCGCATGGAAATTAAAACCGTGGAGGAACTAAGAGCAGCATACCCGGCACTTGCGGCGGAAATTGAAAGCACCGCCGCCGCCGCGGAGCGTAAGCGCATACAGGCAATAGAAAATATTGCGCTGGGCGGTTATGAAGACCTTGTAAACAAGGCAAAATTTGAAACGCCGCTTGCCGCCAATGATTTGGCGGTACAAATTTTAGCGGAACAAAAAAGGCTGGGCGGGGAACATCTTAAAAACACCGCAAAGGATGTAGAAGAAAGCGGGGTAAATGATGTAAACGCCGCTTCCCATACGGGCGGCCCGGAAGATAAAGAAAATGTGTTTGATGCGGCTATTGATAGCGTATTACCCGCAGCGGATAAGGGAGGTAGAAGCTAATGTTTGAAATTAACGTAACTTCAAAAACGTATGATAATTTCATTGCAGGGCCTTTCCCGGTTGCAATGGGATTTGGGGAAGTTGAAGCGGGGGCAAAAATCCGCCCACGTACCCCTATTGTACAGGGGGTAAATGGTATCAAGGAAGCCGCCGCAACAACGCTGGATAAACTTATAGGCATTTCCGCCGCCGAGCCCAGCGGGGATGAAGTAACGTACCATATGACGGGTGAATACTTCACGCAAGCCCTTAACCTTCCCGAAGGGGTAACGGCGGATGCAGTTAGGCCATACTTCCGCAAGTTAAGTATTTTCTTGCGTGAACGGGTACTAATGGACGGGGACCCCGGCTGGGGCGGTGAAGACCCGGTAGACCCCGTAGACCCGGTAGACCCGGTAGACCCTACAGACCCTTGAAATGGCAGTTTGAAATTACTTTGTACTATGTAAAGGCTAACACGTAAAAACAAATAGGAGGTAATCAAAATGGAAGTTAGTATTTTTACCCCCCGTACAATGGGGCGGATTGTAGAGCGTATGCCTAAAGTGCATACGTTTTTTAAGTCTACCTTTTTTCGCAGGGTGAAAACCTTTACGACAAAAAGCGTAGATGTTGACTTCAAAAAAGGAAACCGCGCACTTGCGCCGTTCGTGCATCCAAAAATAGGCGGAAAAACAATCCCCAACACGGGATACCAAACAAAGACATACACGCCGCCACAACTTGGCCCGGACAAAATTACAACCGTAGACGATTTGCTGGAACGCCGCGCAGGGGAAAACATCTACAGCGGTAGAACCCCGGCGGAACGTGCGGTAGAAAAGTTGGCGGAAGACTTTCAAGAACTGGATGAAATGATAACCCGCCGCGAGGAATGGATGGCAGCGCAAGCCTTTTTCACGGGTAAAATTCCTATTATCGGTGAGGGGCTTAATGAGGAAATAGACTTTTCCTTTACCAACAAAGAAGCCTTAGAGGGTGCGGCCTTATGGAGTAATGATACATCAGACCCTATAGGCGATTTGGAAAGATGGTATGAACACGTTCAAAAAACCGGGTTTGTAAACCCCGACATTTGCATTATGGCCGGGGATGTTGTGAAAGCGTTTATAAACCACAAAAAAGTAAAAGCCGTGCTTGATGTAAAGGCTTATGACCTTGCCGTTATTAAGCCCCGCCAGCTTCCCAACGGTGTAACCTATGTGGGTACTATCCATGCGCTGGGGCTTGATATTTACAAGTATTCCGAGTGGTTTTTGGATGATTGGACTAACCCGGAAAAACCCGTGCAGTTACCGCTTGTACCGCAAGGCACACTTGCCCTTCTATGCACCGCGGCGCAATATTCCATGTATTACGGTGCGGTTACGATTCTTGACGGGCGGCGGGTAGTTGAAAACTTCCGTACCGTAGAGGGCCCCCGCGTTCCCGATTCATGGACAGAGCGTAACCCGGCAAGGCGGTTTGTACAAGTAAACAGTATGCCGCTTCCAGTACCGCATGAAGTGGATAGCTGGTTTGTAGCAACCGTGCTTCCGCAATCAGCGGTACTAACACCTTAACGGTGGGCTTCAAAGACCATGTAGCCAACGACCTTAAAAACATCTATACAAACATCATGGAACACGCAGAATTAACACGGGTGCGCTACAACACAAAGCGGGGTAGGCGCATCCCGGTTATATTCGACCATGACGGGCAAGTGGAACGCGACAGACCCGGCGGGGCGTACCGTGACAATGTAAGTGATGTGTTTGTTTCAGATTTGGTGGTATACATTGCCGCCCGTGACCTAAACACAAGGCCGCGCCGGGAAACCCGTATAGAAATAGGCAATAATACCTATGACATTATCCGTGCGGATGATGAAGACGGGATTTTTAAGTTATGGCTTTTGATGTTTGACGATTAAGGGGGCTGGCGCATGGTTGACATTTCAGCAGAACAAATTGACCGCATAGAACGGCTTCTACATGAAGTACCGGGCGGGGCAGAAAAAGCACTATACGGCGTAGTGCGCCGCGCCCAGCAAACTGTAAGAGGGCAAACGGTAAAGGGGATAACGCAAACATACGCTATCAAGCAAGGGGATATAAAAGCGCAAAGCAATATCACGCTTAAAACCAAAAAAAGCGGTGGCGGCGTTATAGGCACTATAGTTTTTGCGGGTGCGCCCATACCCCTTTACCGTTTCAATGTATCACCAAAAAGCCCAACACCGCGCCGCAATCAGCACGTAAGCGTGGGTGTGGAAAAAGGAACACAAAAACGGCTTGAAACTGCTTTTGTTGCGCAAATGCAAAGCGGGCATTTTGGCGTATTTGAACGCTTGCCCGGTGAGTATATGCGCAGCCGTGCGGGTAATAGTAAGCACTCACAAAAGATAGGGTCAAACGAACGACACCGCGCAGACCAGTTTTATGGGCCTTCCGTTTCCAAAATGGCGGAAAGGGATTCCATACGGGAAAAAGCGGAAGCCGCCGCAAAAGAAACAATCAGTACACGCATGGAACATGAAATAATGCGCATTTTAGACGGTCACGGCGGAAGGAGGTAAGGCATGACACCTATAGTATTGCTTGACCAGCTACAGGCTTTTATTGAAGCGTGTACAGGTGACATCATGCTTACTACCCGCCCGGAAAAAGGTGGCACACTTAAAGGCAAGCCGGGAACACGCGCCGCCGGGGTGTATAAAATGCGTTTGCCGGAACGGGATGTAAGCGAAGCAACGGAAAAGCGCATACCGTACATCATTTTGCAAGTCTTGACGGGTCAAGATGGACACGAAGCCGGACAGCCGGAAGACAGCTTTTGCAGGGTGCGCATAATTGTTGCAACCTATTCCGAAGACGGTGGCGAGGGTGCTAATGATGTTTTGAATGTAGTTACCCGCATCCGGGTTGCATTGCTTAAAGCGGGTGAGGTAGGGGAGCAATTTCTACTAAGGTATCCGCTGGAATACATTGTATACCCGGAAGACACTAACCCTTATTTTTTCGGTGAACTTATGAGCATTTGGGAAATGCCAACGGTGCGCCGGGAAGTAAATGCGCTTCTGTATGATGAAATCACTACAGATACGCCAATGATGTAGAAGGAGGTAATCATAAATGGCAAAGTTAGACGAAAAAGCCGCCGCCGCTATGCCGGAAACGGAAGCCCCAAAAACAAACGGGGACCCGCAAACAGGCAAAGCCGCAGCGGGGAGCGGGGAGGTATCCGCCGCAAGGGATGTACCCACGTATGTATACGCCGGGCCTTCCCTGCCCGGTGGGTTGCTAAAGTGCAATGCAATCCTTAAAGGTACGCTTGAAGAAATTAAGGCGTACTATGCGGAAATATCAGCAAATTACCCGGAAATTGAGTACACGGCCATTGCAAAGCTAATTGTACCCGTTTCCAAACTGGCAATAACACGCAAAAACATTGAAGAAACGGGAAACCTTGCTAATAAGTATTATGCCGACATAGAAGGTATGGTGCTGGAAGCCCGTAAAAAGCAAGCAGAAAAAAACGGGGGTGCTAAATAATGGCTACAGGCTTTTTTCATGGCGTAAAAGCCACACAAGTGCAAACATCCCTAATAGTGCCAAACGTAGCGGGAAGCGGCATAACTTTTGCGGTGGGTACATCCCCGGCGCATATGGTGGCGCGGGGTACGGTGCAAAAACCCGTGTACGGTGACAGCTACAATCAATCGGTACTACAGTTAGGGTATTCGGACGAATGGACACGGGAAGGCAAGCCGTTTTATAGCTTGTGTGAAGTTATGTTTGCACACTTTAGGTTATACGGTACAGCCCCCGTTATTTTCGTAAATGTGCTTGACCCGGAAAAGCATAGAACAATCAAAGCCCCGGCGGTATTTCCGCTTGTGGAAGGCCGGGCAAGGCTTCCGCTGGAAGCCCTTATAGATACCGTAACCGTTACGGATTATATAAGGGGTACGGATTATGAGTTGTTCTATGACAACCGCGGGCTGGTGCTGGAAATCCTTGACGGGGGAAACATACCGCCTACAGCAACAGAAATAGAAGCCGGGTTTATCGAAGTTGACCCAACGCTAGTAACAAAGAATGACATCATAGGCGGTTTTGATGTTGTAACAAAGAAATATACAGGGTTTGAGCTTATAGATTCTGTATTTCCTATGTTCAATATCATTACAGACATTATCATTTGCCCCGGCTGGTCACATGACCCGGAAGTGGCGGCTATCATGGATGCAAAATGCTGGATGATTAACGGCATTTTTACGGGCAAGTGCATCATTGATGCAGACACGGAAGCAGTACAGCATTTTGCGGATATTGTGCAATGGAAACGTAGCATGAATATTTTCGGAAAGATGCAAATTTTGTGCTGGCCTAAACTTGCCCTTGCGGAACGGGTATTTAACTTCTCTACACAGCTTGCCGCCCTTATAGGGCAAGTAGACACAAACAACGGAAGCATACCTTCATTAAGCCCCTCTAACCAGCTTATGCAGATAAATACGGCGGTGCTTGCCAATGGTGAAGAAGTAGAACTTACACTACCGCAAGCAAATATGCTTAATTCCAACGGGGTAGTTACCGCCTTGAATTTTATAGGCGGTTTTGTTTGCTGGGGTAACTGGACGGCTTGCTTCCCGGCTAATACGGATGTTAAAGACTTCTTTATTCCCGTATCCCGTATGTTTGGTTGGGTAGGCAATTCCCTTATACTCACGTTTTGGACACAAATAGACCGCCGCATGACCCCGCGTTTTGCGGATAGCATCATAGACAGCGGTAATATTTGGCTAAACGGCTTAACAGCGGCGGAACACTTGCTGGGCGGCCGTTTTGAGTTTAGGGCGGAAGATAACACGGTGCTTGACATTATGGCGGGTATCATCCGCATAAGGGTATTTATGACCCCGCCAAGCCCGGCCGTCGAGGTGGAATTTTTACAAGAATACGATATTTCATATGTGCGCCAAGCCTTTGGGCTGGCCGGTTAAGGGGGTGAATGGTAATGTCAAGAGCAGGTAGAATTGACGAAGCTATTATCAATTTTCAAGTTTACGAAGGTGGTACAGAGTATTACGGCATGGCGGAAGTTACAATGCCGGAAGCCAACTTTATCACACAAGAAATAGCTGGGGCGGGTATCAGCGGTAATGCAGAAACCGTTATACTTGGACACATGGAAGCAATGACATTAGGGCTTAACTTCCGTACCCCCACAAGGGATGCTATTGCCTTGCTTGAACCGCGGGAACACCAGCTAGAATTGCGGGTGGCGCAACAACACAAAGACACCATAAAAGGGCGTACAGAGGTTGTAGGCGTGAAGCACGTTTTTGTGGTTAAGCCTAAAGGCTTCAATCCCGGCAATGTTTCCCCCATGAATCCGGCGGATGCTTCCGGGGAATATGCCGTATCATACTGGAAGATGCTTATTAAGGGCGTTAGGGTGCTTGAAATAGACATCTTTAATATGATTTGCTTCATTAACGGGCGGGATTGGCTTGAAGAAGTAAGGGCGGCATTAGGCAAGTCATAAACAAAGTAAACCGATAGCGAAGCCAGCGGAATAAACCACGCTGGCTTTTTCGTGAAAAAAATCTTAGGAGGATTTAACCATGCAAAACGACAACGACAAAAACAACACCGCCACAGATGCGGCAAAAACAGCCACAGGCGGCGAAAACGGTCCGGGTAATGATAAGACCCATGAAGAACAAAAAAACGCAAAGGAAGCCGTTAAGGGCATCTACACGCACAAGTTTAACAAGCCCTTTGAGCATGACGGTAAAAAGCACGTAACCATTGACTTTAATTTTGGGAAACTTACCGGGCATGACATGGTAATAGTGGAACAGGAATTACAAGATGATGGTAACTATGTCATTGCTTCCGAGGTATCAAAAACATTCCAATGCAAGCTGGCGGCACGGGCGGCCGGCATAGGGTCAGATGTGATAATGGATATGCCATTGCCCGATTTTAATAAAATCACAAACGAGGCCCGCGCTTTTTTGCTAAATACGGGCTATTAAAAAGCCCGGCACAATGGATGCGCAAGGAATCCTTTAGACTTGCAAAGGCAACATACACGCCTATTTCCTTTTGGGTATCTCTTACCATATCGGAGCTTATGGCATGGATTGAAGACATAAACAAGGCGGCGGAAGAAGATAAACGCCGGACAAAGAAAAAATAAGTATGTGTCCGATTCGGACACACGCCGGGGCAAGGGGGAGTAATCCCCCTTGTTGCCGTGAAAGGGGGTGCGCACATGGCGGGACGGTCAGAATATGAGTTATTACTCAGCTTAAAAGCGGCGTTAGGTAATAACTTTCAAAGCACCTTTAATAGCGCAAGCAATGAAGTTAGACAGCTACAACGTGCTATGCAAGATTCAAAAGGCACTATGTCAGAATTATCAAGGCGGGAAGCGGAATTAAAAAGGGCTATGAAAGATTCAGAAGCCGCCGCCGGAACTAATACAGCCGAGTACCGCCGATTGTCAGCACAACTTGAAGAAACGCAAAGAAAAAAAACACAGCTTAGGGATGCAACAAACAACGCACGGCAGGCGCAAGAAGAACTTGCGCAAGCCACACAGCGGCTTAACGAAAACAAACAGGCAATAACCGCCACGAAGCGGGAACTACTCTTTACAATGGGAAAAATAGCCGGAGCGGGTGTGGCGGCCTATATGGCCTTTGTTAGACCCGCGGCGGCGTTTGAATCTTCTATGTCAGATGTGCAAGCACAGACGGGCATGACAGCGGAAGAAATAGAAGAACTTGGCGGAATTGTGCGCACAATGGGAAGAACCGCTAATCAAGGCGGCCAAGAAATAGCGGATGCGCTTGCGGCAATTTCTATACGGGGGCAAGATGTAGCACATAGCGCAGAAATTATGCGGGTTGCAATGGTGCTGGCGGATGCTACAGGCGATTCCCTTAAAAATACGGCTTATTTTATCGGCAATTACTTAGATAAAATCGGCAAAGATGCGAGGTATGCGGAAAGCTATCTTAATATATTTGCTAAGACCGTACAGGGTACGGGTATAGGGCTTGGAACTTTGCAAGATTATCTTTTCCGGGCAAATGCTACCTTGAACATGGCGGGTATCAGCGGAACGGAAGCCACCGCCGTATTTGGGCAGCTTTATCAAGCCGGGGTACGCGGCGCAAACGCCTACAGCGGCTTCCAACAATCGGTACAAAGTCTAATGCTACCGTCAGATAATGCGGCGGCGGCATTGCGTGAACTTGGAATCAATGTTAGTGCCTTGCAAAGTCAAGGTTACGGCATGATGGATATTATGTTTAAGGTGGGGGATGCGTTAGATACCGTAGAAAACGGTACAGACCGCCTAAGAATACAACAGGCTATATTTACGCAACAATCCGCCCTTGCTTTTTCAGACGAATTATTTACACAGCGGGAAACTTTACGCGACCTTATCCCGGAACTATACGAAGCAGGGGAAGCGGCTAGGGGTGCTGGCGTAGCCTATCAAATAGCGGCTACCCGTACAGATAACTTTAACGCACAAATGCAAAGGGCAAGAAACGCCGCGGATGATTTTAGAAAATCCGTAGGGCTTGCACTTTTGCCCGTATTGACACAAGCCGCCGGAGTAGTTACGGATGTAGTTACAAGGGTTGCGGATTTTGCTTATGAAAACCCGGAACTTGTTAGAACAATTTTCAAAGTGGTGGGTGCGCTTGCGGCCTTAAAGGTTGCAATGCTTGTAGGAAAACTTATATTTCTACAAATGAAAACCCCCGTGCTTTTGTTGGGCAAAGCATTTGCGGCAATGAAAGTAACAAAATGGACCGGAGTAATAAAGGGCTTAACTGGTGCAACGGGCAAGGCCGGGGGCAAGTTTGGAAAATTCGGTAAAATATTAAAAGTGCTGGGTAAAAAACTTCTTCCCGTTGTTTTAATCATTACCGTACTTGCCGCCGTTTTTGGTGCATTAGGCGGGGAAGGTGAAAACGCCGCCGGACCGTTAGCGGCTTTACAAGATATTTTTGCAAGCATCCGCCCTATACTTCAAATGCTTATGGAGCGGCTGGGGGAACTGGCAAAAACGCTATTTCCTCTACTTGCACACATAGGGGAAAAGGTTATAGCGGTGCTGGGCGAATTGCTATCAGCAATTTTGCCCGTGCTTATATCGCTTTTTGAATCCCTGCTACCCGTTCTTAAAGAAGTTGTGATGGTAGTATTTGCGGTATTTGTGGATGTGTTAAAGGCACTTTTACCGCTTATCATGGATTTAATAAGCGCAATTTTACCCGTGCTATTAAACTTGATAAATACCTTGCTACCAATTATCAAAGAGCTTGTGATGGTAGTATTTGCGGTATTCATTGATGTATTGAAGGCCCTGCTACCCGTTATCATGGAATTGATACAGGCAATTTTACCCGTATTGATTCAGCTTATTGATGCGCTTTTACCGATTATCACGCAGCTTGTGACAATGGTATTACCCATATTTGTAAGTGTGCTTGAAACGCTTCTACCCATTATAACAACCTTAATACAGGCTATTTTGCCCGTGTTAAAGGCATTGCTTGAAGCCCTTATGCCAGTTATAAGGGTTTTAGCGGATGTATTTGCCGGGGTTTTGGGTGCGGCTATTTCTTCCGTTACGGATATTTTAAGCGGCGTTATGCGGGTTTTAGGCGGGATTATAGACTTCATAACAGGCGTATTTACTGGAAATTGGGAAAAGGCGTGGGGCGGCGTAAGGGATATTTTTAGCGGCATCATGGAAACGCTGGGGGCTTTAATCCGTGCGCCTATAAATGCAGTCATATCCATTATAAACGGCGCAATACGGGGCATAAACAGCCTTAGTATTTCAATACCCAACTGGGTCCCCATAATAGGGGGCAACACGTTTGGTATTAACGTGCCGGAAATACCCATGCTTGCAAAAGGTAGTAACCGTTCCCCGGATACGTTTATAGCGGGTGAGGAAGGCCCGGAGCTTATCACAGGCGCAAAAGGGCGCAAGGTATTCACCGCAACGGAAACAGGGGATATTTTCAACAAATTAAAAGCGTTTGGGCTTGCATCTAAGCCGGACAAAAAAGGCGCGGCGGCAAGTTTAGCGGTGGGGAAAAAGGCAATGTCAGCAAAGCCCCTAAGCGTAGACCCGCCCAGCTTAAAAGTTGAAGTGTCAAGCGGCAAGAATTATGAAATCAAGCTGGAAAACAAGCCCGTGATACACACAAGCGGGGACCCCAAAGACCTTGAAGCAAAATTGTGGGGTATGTGTGAAATGCTTGTAGAAATGATTCTTGAAAAGCTAAGACAGGAAGACGAAGACGAGTGGAGGGGTGAATTTGCCTAGAATATATACAACTACTTTAGGCGATATGTGGGATTCCGTTGCGTTCAAAACGGGTATAACGGAATCCCATACCCATACGCTTATGGAAGCTAACCCGGAATATATACGGTATTACATTTTCCCGGCAAATATCCGGCTTGTAATCCCGGATATACCACGGGAAAGCCCAGCCGGGCTTCCGCCGTGGAAGCGGGGTACACCTACATGATGGCGCGGCGAACGGAATTAAGCGTATCGGTAAACGGTGTAGATATAGGGTCAGTAGCCGGAGGTTATATCAAGTCTTTAACCTATACCGACAATGAAGAAGACAAAACGGATGATTTGCAAGTAACAATGGATGATAAAGACCGGGAGTGGTTAAGCTGGGTGGGCAGCGCACAAGGGGAAAGCATTAGCGCAACCATTGTGCATATAGACCCGGAGGGCGGAAGCGGGGTATTAAATTGTGGGCGTTTTGAATTGGATGCGCCGGGATATTCCGGGCCGCCAGCAAGCGTAACCCTAAAGGGTACATCCCTTCCGCATACTTCCAGCATCCGTGAGGAAATCCGCACAAATGCATGGGAAAAAATAAACCTTTCCGCAATTTTTAACGAGATAGCGGGAAGCCACGGTTTAACGCCTATGTTTGAATCATCATTTGACCCGTTCTATACCCGGCGGGAACAAATACAGACTTCCGACATAGTTTTTTTGCAACGCCTTTGCAATGATGCGGGAATATCGTTAAAGGCAACGGATAATATTCTTGTAGCATTTCAGCAAAAAGATTATGAAGCACGGGGAGCGGTGCGCCGTGTGGTTTTTGGTACATCAGATGTACTAAAGTACAACTTCAAAATAAAAACGCATGATTGTGATTATGCCCGTTGCCGGGTTGCCTACACAGACCCGCAAACAGGGGAAACAATTCAAGCCACCTTCACCGCGCCGGGCGGAAGCGGAAACCAAACACTTGCGCTTAATGAAAAAGTAAGCAATGCAGGGGAAGCAAATGCCGTAGCCGCCGCCCGGCTTAGGGATAAAAACAAAGAAAAACAAAAGGCGGAATTTACCCTTATGGGGGATGTGCGCCTTGTAGCGGGGGTTACTTTTGATGTAGCGGGCTGGGAAGCGTTTGACGGTAAATATATTATTGAAATGGCAAGGCATAGCGCATCCGGCGGCGGCTACACAGTGCAGATAAGGGCTAGGCTGGTATTGGAGGGGTATTAGGTGAAAGAGAGCTTAGGCGGCGCAAATAAGCAACAGGCATACGCAACGCTTAATAACCTTGTGCGTATCGGCCATGTATCGGATGTAGATGTAGAAAACCGCAATGCACGGGTAACATTTAATGACAAGCTGGACGAAAACGGGGAGCCCCTTGTATCCGCATGGCTAAAGGTAGTTGATAACCGTCCTCTTATCACACATGAAAAGTGGGTAATGGAATCCGGGGAAGAAAACAAATACGAATATGAAGCGCATTACCATTCCCATCCCCGTGACTTAGGGCTGGGGGAAGAATATGTAAAGACCGCGCCAAAGCCGGACATATTCAAAAATAGAAAAATTGTTGAATATGAAAAACGCATAGCCATACCAAACGAAGCCCCGGTGTGCGGCCTTGAAGGGATTATAGAAAAGAAGCTACACCACCAAAAAACAACCGTGTACCCGTGGTTGCCCTATGTAGGGCAATTTGTTTTATGTATCTATATTCCGTGCGGTGAGCATGACGGTTTTGTTATAGGGGGGATTGACTAATGGCAAATATAGGCACATTTGGAAGCATTGCCTTTTCCGTGTCAAGCCGCCAAGTAAATACTTTTGATAATTTGCAATGGAGTAATTCAGCGCGGTACGCATCCCATGACAGGCACTTGCGGGCCACGCTTTTAGAATTTACGGGAACGGATGCGGGGGATATTACTTTTAATATGTATTTTTCCGCATACTTAGGAATTAACCCGGATGCAGAAATAGCAAAAGTATTAACAATGCTTAGAACGGGCAGGGCCGAGCGGCTTATAATCGGCCGCAGGGCATACGGGCGTAGCAGGTGGGTAATTGTCAGCGCAAGCAAGGGGTTAGAGCGTTTTGACGGAAGGGGTAATTTGCTTGTAGCAAGTATGAGCGTGACCCTAAGAGAATATGCAAGGAGGGCAAACTAATGAATTTTTCAGTTATCCCGGAAGTAGATGCGCCTATAAACCTTGCGCCACAAACATTGCTTGAAGAAATAATCCAAAACATAAACACTATATTATTGACCCCAAAGGGGAGTGTACCGCTTGACCGCAATTTTGGTACATCATGGGCTTTTCTTGACAGGCCAACGCCTATAGCGGAATCAATGATAGTAGCAGATGTGCTGGATGCTATAGAGGAATATGAACCCCGTGTAACCATTGTAGATATTACGTTTTTTACAAATGATTTAACGGGCAAAATAACGCCACGGCTGGAGGTGAGCATAAATGAATAGGGATGCGGATAACTTCCCGGAAATTTCATTTGTTGATACAAGCGTAGAACCGCTTTTAACCAGCATTGTGCTGGCTTATGAAAAAATTACGGATAGAACGCTTTTTCCGGGGGACCCGGTACGGCTTTTCATAAATTGGATAGCAGATATTATCATACAAGAGCGGGTCATAATCAATAACACCGCAAAGCAAAATGTACCACGTTTTGCGCAAGGTGATTTATTAGATTCGCTGGGGGAACTGTTTAAGGATGTAGGGCGGCTGGAAGCAAGGCCGGCACGTACAAAATTGCGCTTCACGTTATCAATGCCGCTACCTTCCACACACGTTATACCGCAAGGGGTACGGGTAACGGTTGCGGGTGACATTACATTTGCTACCACGGAAAACTTAGGCATACCAGCCGGGGAATTGACCGGGGAAGTTGAGGCCGTTTGCATAACCACAGAAAAAGACCCGGCAACAGGGGATGAAGTAACCATAGGCGCAAGGGGTAACGGTTTTGTGCCGGGTCAAATTGCGCAAATAGTAGATGTTTTTCCAAACTTTCACGCAGTAGAAAACGTAACCACAAGCGAGGGCGGCGCAGCGGAAGAAGAAGATGATGCGTACTGGTTGCGTATGACTGAAAGCATGGAATCATTTTCTACAGCGGGGCCAATGGGGGCGTATATCTATTGGGCGCGCACGGCTTCCCCTCTTATATCGGATGTACGGGCAGTAAGCCCCGAACCGGGCGTAGCAGATATTAGGGTGCTTTTGCAAGGCGGGGAGCTTCCGGGGGAAGAAATGCTTAAAAAGGTGTATGACATCTTAGCAGACGGGGAGCGGGATGGCGTAAGACCATTTACGGATTTGGTTTATGTCAATCCGCCGGATGTTGTTTACTATGATATTGACCTTGCCTATTGGATACCAAGCCCACGGGCGGCAAGTGAATCAATGATAATGCGCCGGGTAGAAGCGGCTATAGATGAATATAAGGCGTGGCAATCCCTTGTAATGGGGCGTGACCTTAACCCGGACAAATTGACAACGCTTATTAAAAAGGCGGGGGCTAAACGGTCAGAAATTATTACGCCTATTTTTACCGTGATACACCGCATGGAAGTTGCTATATTGCGGGATGTAAATGTAGTGTACAGGGGGCTTGAGGATGAATGATATTTATAACATTGACCTTACACGCGCCCTTCCGCCCACCTTAGCAAATGACCCGGTAATGTTACCGCTTGCAAAAACCATAGCCGCGCCGCTTCAAAAAAATATTGAAATGGCAAAATATACGCTTATTTTCCACCGCATTGATGAACTGGAAGAAGATGTGCTGGATATTCTTGCCCGTGATATGCACGTAGATTGGTGGAGTGATTCATACCCAATAATTATCAAGCGGCGGATACTAAAAGAAAGCGTTAGGGTGCATATGCGGCTGGGTACGAAGTTTGCCGTATTAACCGCACTTAGGGCCGTGTTTCCTAATACGGAAGTAAAGGTGTGGTATGAATACGGCGGAACACACCACCGCTTCCGCATAATTTTAGACTTGCGGGAAGCCTTGACCGTGGCAGACCTTCCGGGCTTGCGCCGGGCATTGGATAAATTTAACCGCTTAACGG